CCTTGATGAGACCATGACGCAGTTCGACACGTCTTTAGCTGATTTAGACGCGGTGATCATGACGCAATATCAGCTTGTTGCAGCAGCGAGTAACGTGCCCGCGACGAAGCTAATGGGTACAAGTCCAAAGGGTTTCAATTCCACGGGTGACGCAGAAGAAAAAAGCTATCACGAAGAATTGGAATCAATACAAACGCACGATTTAACGCCGTTGTTAGATCGCCATCACTTGTTACTGGTTCGATCTGAAATCGCGCCAAAATACGGCATTAAACCGTTCCACACGACGGTCGTTTGGCTCCCCGTAAATGCAATGTCAGCGAGCGAATTATCAGACAACAACAAAAAGAAATCAGAGACAGGACAGACGCTGATTATGTCCGGCGCGATTGATGGCAATGATGAACGTCAGCGGCTGATTAATGACCCTGATTCAGGCTACAGCGGTTTGACTGACGAGGATATCGACAGCGAACCGGATAGCGATGTGGGCGCATGATAAAGCTGACGAAAAAAAAGAAACGGTGGGCGCAGAATCGGGAAGTGGTTCTGCGCGGTCAACCACTCAACGTCAACGCGTCAATTCAGCAAAAATATGCGGCAGAGTTGCGTAAGCTGGTGTTGCAGATGACGCGGGAAACTCAGCAGGCCGTTAAGGATTTATTTCGCCGGCTGCCTATGCCGGATAGTGCAATGGATGAGAGTTTAGCAAGTCAGGCGCGGATTTTAATGAATGCGCTTACATCAAAGTTCACAGAGCTATTTAGCTATCAATCTAGCAAGCTAGCTAAGAGAATGGTTGAGCGTTCACAGCGTTACAGTACAACCACAGTCCATCGAAGTTTAAAGCAGTTAACGGGCGGTTTATCGCTGAATACCGGCATTGTAACGCCCGAACTCGCGGAAGTATCCAAAGCCATCATTGCTGAAAATGTGTCTCTTATAAAATCCATTCCCGAAGAGTATTTAAATGATGTGACGGGTGCGGTTATGCGGTCGATATCAGGCGCAGGTATGTTTGACTTGCAGCCTGAAATTCAGAAGTATTCTGGGGCTACGGAAAGGCGTGCAAAGTTGATTGCGTTAGATCAGACACGAAAGACGTACAGCTTAATCAGTAAAGTTAAAATGGAAAGTTTGGGTGTAACGCATTTTATTTGGCTGCACACCGGAGGTAGTCAATCGCCTCGAGAATCACACGTTGAAATTGACGGGCACATATTCAGTTTTGAGAATTTAATTGCAGAGCAGAGGGCGTTGGGCGTGCCGGAACGTGATTTAGGGTATGTTGGGGTTCCTGTAAATTGCAGATGCCGAGCTATTGCAGTTTTTGATTTTTCATCGGACTAATTGTATAATACGAGAGTAAAAAGGATTGCCTAACTTGCTTTGACGGAAAGTTAGGCTTATGTATCGAATCAGAATACAGGACAAGTATATAACATGCGTACTAAAAAATCAAAGAGTTTTAATATGATGATTGGCACAACAGGTACTAGCCTTTGTGCCATTGGATGTGTAACGAACGATACGGAGTAATCATACCATGAGCGACCATACATTTAACCCTTTCATAGCAGAAAAATACGGAATAAATGAAGCTATATTTTTAAATACGATTATTTTCTGGACTAGAACTAACGCCGCCAAAAATAAAAACTTTCATGAGTATCGTTATTGGACATACGGAACCCCAGAGTTTTACGCTGCATATTTCCCATATTTTAAACCAAGATTAATAAAGGATATTATAGCAAGTTGCATCAAACAAAATGCACTAATTAAAGGCAACTTTAATAAAAAGAGATACGATAGAACATCGTGGTATTCATTGTCAGATAATATACTTTTTGATTTAAATTTAGACATAGCATGCCTGCAACCCAATGCCAGAACCATTGTACGTAATTCGTCTAATGGATTAGACGTAATCCGTACAATGGATCGTACGGATTACGTACCACCTATACCAGATACTTATACAGATACTGAAACACACACTACTACTGATGAAAATTTGAGTAGTAGTAGTAGTGTGGTAATTTCAACGTCAACAGACAAAACCCTTTTATCCGCAAAGCTTGATTCAGACACAAGAACCGATCAACAGTTTTTGATGGCTTGTAAATTTCACCTAGAAATTCAAGGCACAAAGAAATACACGAATGTACAGAAGATTAACGGGCTAATAAAGATTATCAAAAAGGGCTTTGAAACGCCGATTGGTGCTAAAGGTCAACCCCCTAACCCCGTTAATAGTGGCAAGGTCAACCCCAAGGTCAACCCCGAAGACCAAGACCGAGCGCACGCAAAAAGAGTGGCGGAATACGAGAAAGCCAAGATCGCAAGAACCGCTATGATTACGGGGATGAGTGTTTGATATGATGTTTTTTTTAACGTAGTGTGGTATAATTAGAGGGAAGCCGCGCAGGGTTTAGGTCCCATGATGCGCGGCAATTTTTAATCCAGTTACGGGGTAGAGTGTACCATGAGTGAAGTTGAAACCACAGACGTGCACACACTAGAAGAGTCAATAAATAACATCCGGCAAGATATACATTCGGATTTATGCCAAGCGATTGAGCGGGGCGGGGTGGTTTGCTTTAAGAAGCGGGCAACTAAGAAGGACGGTACATCTAATGGAAAATATTGCGGTGCGCACTCAAGCAGAATGAGAGTGTATAAAAGTTTTGATTTACCAAAAAAAGCAATTAAAAAATGCAGAATGATGGGGTGTGAAAACAAGCACGAAGCAAAAGGGTATTGTGATAAGCACTATCAAAAATACGAGTTGAAAATATCTGGATCGACAAGAAAATGCAGTGTTGAATTATGTGAAAAACAGCACGAAGCAAAAGGGTATTGCAAAAAACATTACCAACGATTTATAATTCATGGCGATCCTTTGATTGCGTCAAGAAAAGGAACTGTAACTAATCCTGATGGAATGCCAATTAAAGAATACAACCATAGGTGCATGGTCAAGGATTGCGGCAAGACAAGATGTGATGGAGTGATAACAAGAGGCTTATGCTGCAAGCATTACACGAGATGGAAAAGGCACGGCGACCACAGCATAATCAAGAGACCTCGAAAAATCGCTTCAACTAGCTAACGAGATATAGTACAATAGTCACGCTACAATGTTTCAAACGCTTCGATATTTTCAACCAGACCCTCTACCCGGAAAAGTTAGGGGTCTGGTTGAGTAAGCTTGCTACAATACCTGTTAATTGATATTACCTGATACAATGCAATTTTGTGCTTAAAGGATGTCAAATGACAATTGCAGAAGATGCCGTGACCGCCAGAATTTACGATATAAACGACTTCATGGAAGTAGTCTGTCCGATAAGCAAGGTTGGTATTTTTGAATACTCAGGCGCGCAGATATCCGCTGACTTACCTCCTGACCAGATTTATGGCGTTTATCGTTCAGAACAAGAATTGAACAATCCCGAAACAATCGAATCTTTTAAGCTAATCCCATTTACTGATGAGCACTGCATGTTATCAGGTGACGCTTCAGACGAGTTAACAGATTCCAGCGATAAAGGCGTACACGGCACAACCGGCGAAACAGTCGAATTCAACGCGCCCTATTTAACAGCTAATGTTAAAATATTTTCGGGTAAATTAATGAATTTGATTGACAATGGCAAGCGTGAGTTGTCCATTGGTTACCGTTGTGTATACGAAGCGCAAAATGGCGAGTATGATGGTAAGCAGTATCATTTTTTACAGACTAACATTCGCGGGAATCATCTCGCGCTGGTGCAAGAAGGACGTTCCGGGCATGATGTATCAGTTTTGGATGCCTTCACATTTACCCTAGATTCTGAGGATTTAAAAATGCCAAAATTATTCACAGGCGAAAAGATGACATTCGAGACAATGCACGATGCAATCAAAAAAGTATCTGATGCACTGGACGCGATGGAATTGGAAGCAAAAGAAAAAACAGAAGACACCGCAAACCCTGATGATTTCGTACACCTCAATAACGGCATAGACGAATCAGAAGCCGAGAAAGCTGAAGACGAAACAGAAGAAGAGGCAAAAGACGAATCAGAAGCCGAGAAAGCAGAAGACGAATCAGAAGAAGAGGCAGAAGACGAAGCGGAAGAAGAAAAAGGCGCAATGGATTCCAAAACACTAAAACACGTTATGACGCAAATATCAGCCCGTGATTCATTGGCCAAACGCTTATCGTCACATATTGGAACGTTCGATCATGCGACAAAAACAATGGATGAGGTAGCAGTTTACGGGGCTAAAAAGCTTGGCTTACGTTGCGCTGATGATGTTGCCCGTCATGTTGTTGAAGGGTATTTGTTCGGTGCTAAGCAACAATCTGTTATCGTAGCGCAAGATAACCGCATTGCATCCACATCAATTGATTCATATTTGAAAGGGGTTTAATCATGGGATTTCAATCTACTGTTTCCGTGGCTCAGGGCTTCGGCGTTCCCGGCGAATTGTTCACTGATTCACCGTATCAAGGTCAAACGTACACAATTAACTCAGTATTGCCCGCTTACAATATCATCGGGGCTACATGCTGCACGATTACAAGCCAAGGATTCTGTGAAGCAGGTTCTGGCGGTGCTGGTGGGTTTGCGGGTTTCCTTGCTAACCCTAAAGTGGTGGCTTTATACGGCTCATCCCTTGCGCCTACATTGACTGTTCCAGATCAGACAATCGTAGAATGTATAACCATGGGCGTATTGACTGTAACGCTTCCGGCCGCGGCTGCCATTGGTGATTATGTTGTTTATAACACAACTACCGGCGCAATTAGCACGATTACACCGCCCACACCGCTTGCCGTTGGCACTAAATTTGCCAATGCGATTGTGAGTTATTTCACAGTGTCTGGCGCAGGTTTGGCGGTGATTACTATTAACCCAACTTTCGTTATTCCACAACCTGCTTAACATAAGGATCTAACATGAGAGCCACTACTGTAAAAAGTTATATTTCTGCGAAAGATTGCAGATCCTTATCTAATTTCAATGTGTCAGAATATGAAAGCCTGTCACGTATCGGTATCAACCTTAACCGCCATTCAGTTAAAAAAATGATGTCAGGTAAGTCAGCAATGGACGCAATGGCAATGGATGCGGTTCAACCAACCGTCACCACAGGGTCTATCGGTACGCCCGTGCAGTTCCTACAAAATTGGTTGCCTGGATTTGTGTTCGTGATGACAGCAGCCCGTAAAATTGATGATTTAGTCGGCATCATGACAACAGGCGAATGGGAAGACGAGCAAGTCGTGCAAGGTATTTTGGAACGCACAGGCACATCAGTTCCTTACGGCGATTATAGCAACGTTCCTTTGTCCTCTTGGAACACAAACTTTAACTTCCGTACAGTTGTACGCTTTGAAGAGGGCATGAAAGTCGGTATTTTAGAATCCGCACGTTCTGCACGTTTACAAGTAGACGATTCAGGCATGAAACGCGAAGCCGCAGCACTGGCGTTGGATATTCAACGTAACAATGTCGGTTTCTCAGGATTTAATAACGGTGATA